CAATAATAATTATTAAGGAGTAAAAGTATGAGTGAACAAGTAAACAAAATGATTGATGCTTTAGACCAAGACGATCACATCGAAGCAGAAACACAATTTAAAGCGGCGTTAGTTGATAAAGTTGGTGCTGTGTTAGATGACAAAAGAAAAGACCTTGCGAAAACATTCGTAAGATCAGATGAAACACCAGTAGGAGAGGCAGAACAAGATGTCGATAGCGTTCAGTCAACTGAACAATCAGATACTGGAGCGTAAAGACGATTATAAGAAGGTACGCTCTTATAAACGTTTAACACCACGTCTAAGAAAAGAAGTAGATAAAGTCATGGACTTTGCTACGAATCGTAGAGGTGATGTTGATGTTCCTAAGTTAATGTCTGTGATTGACAAGTCTCCTGCGAGAAGACAGTTAGAAAAAATTATAGATGACATATTGTCACAATAGGAGAGAAGAATGAAACTAAAACTATTAGGATCAAGTATTGCTAATGCAAGTGGAAACAATATTGGTACTGCCACATTAGTGCGTGTTCATGCTACATCAGCAGCAACATTAACACTAAAACTTGCCAGTGCTGGAGATACTGTAGGAACAGTCTATGTTGGTGCAGGTGAAACTGTATTTATAGAGAAAAACCCTACCGAAGAGATCACTTGTGCAACTTCATTTAGCACGGCGATTGCGTTTAACTCATAGTAGTTGCGTAGAATAGAGAGTTTTAAGCACACAAAGCTTATAAATAATAAGTGAGTATAAAACAAATGAAACTTATCACAGAGGAAGTTAGTTCCGCAGAATATATCGTAGAAGAAGCGGACAACGGCAAAAAGAATTACAAGATACGAGGCATCTTCATGCAGGCAGATATGAAGAATCGCAACGGTCGTGTCTACCCAATGGAAACATTGTCAAAAGAAGTCAAACGTTATAATAAAGAGTTCGTAGAAGCAAAACGTGCTTTTGGCGAACTAGGTCATCCTGACGGACCAACTGTCAACTTAGAACGTGTATCGCATATGATTACTAGTCTTACACCAGAAGGCAAAAACTTCATCGGTGAAGCAAAGATTATGGACACCCCTTATGGAAAAATAGTGAAAAATTTAATAGACGAGGGTGCAAAATTAGGAGTTTCTTCCAGAGGCATGGGGTCGCTGGAGAATAAAGGCGGAAGTAATATGGTAGGAAAAGATTTCTATCTTGCTACTGCTGCCGACATTGTGGCGGATCCATCTGCACCAGAAGCCTTCGTGCAAGGTATCATGGAAGGCAAAGAGTGGGTATGGGACAATGGTGTAATACGAGAAGTCGATATACACGAAATGAGAAATACAATTGCGAGAGCTAAGAGAATTGAATTAGCAGAAAAACAAGTTTCTGTGTTCAAGTCTTTTATATCAAAATTGTAGTATTTATAAATATTATATTATTAATTCGAATTAATAAGGAGAGAGTTAAATGTCAGAAGTAGAAAATAAGCTAGACGAATTAGAAGCTATTGCGACACAAGAAGTTGCAGAAGATGCTAATGCGCCTAAAGCTAAGGCAGTTGCTCCAGAACCTTCAAAGTCTATGGACAAAGATGTAGATGACACAGGAGATGCAGTTGTATCACCAGATGCTCAGAAAAAAGACTACGCTAAATCCGTAAAACCTGCGAAGGATGCTGTAAACAAATCAGCTGAAAAAGGTGATTCTGCTCCTGTTTCTCAAGGTTCTTCTAAAGTAAAAGAACCATTAGCCGCTGGCGACCAAGTTGACCATGAAGGCGAGGAACTCGCAGAAAAACAAGAAGCTGAAACTGCTAAGAAAATAGAGATTAACGTCAAAGAAGATGTTGAAGCTCTTATGAATGGCGAAGACAATCTTTCAGAAGAATTTAAAGTAAAAGCTGCTACTATCTTCGAAGCTGCTATCAAATCAAAAGTTGGTGCAGAGATCGATAGACTAGAAGAGGAATTTGCTAAGAATTTACAAGAAGCTAAAGAAACAGCAAAATCTGAACTAACAGAAAAAGTTGATTCTTACCTTAACTATGTTGTTGAGGAGTGGATGAAAGAAAATGAACTAGCCATTGAAAAGGGTGTTAAAGGTGAAATTGCTGAAGACTTTATTACAGGTCTAAAACAACTTTTTGAAGATCACTACATTGATATTCCAGATGAGAAGTACAACGTACTAGATGCTCAGGCAACTGAAATCGAAGAACTCAAAGGAAAATTAAATGAAGAAACTAAAAAAGTTATTGAACTGAATAAAGAAGTTGGTGAGAACACTAAATCATCTATCTTTGAATCCATCACAGATTCACTCGCTGATTCTGAGAAGGAGAAGTTCAAGGGTTTGGTAGAAAGTGTCGAATATGAAGACGCTGATTCTTATAAACAAAAGTTAGAAACTATTAAAGAATCTTACTTTGTGAAAGAAAAAGCAACTAATAACGTCACTGAAACTAATGACGCCGAGGGCGGTGCTATTGATATGTCTGGACCTATGTCCGCATACATGACTGCTATCTCAAGGACAAAAAACAAAAAACTATACTAAAATGTGGTTTTTAATAAATATTATAACGAAAGAAAATAAATAGGAGAGACAAATGTTTTTATCTGAAACATTACAGGAAAAGTGGCAACCAGTTCTTGAGCATGCCGATCTTCCAGAGATCAAAGACGCTTACAAAAGAGCTGTGACAACCGTTATCCTCGAAAACCAAGAAAAGGCACTAAGAGAAGATCGTGCATTTCTTGGAGAAGCTGCACCAGCAAACCAAACTGGTGAAGCTATTGCGAATTGGGATCCAATTCTAATTTCTCTTGTTAGACGTTCTATGCCTAATTTGATTGCATATGACATCTGTGGTGTTCAACCAATGACAGGTCCAACAGGACTTATCTTTGCGATGAAATCCAGATTTGCATCAAACTCAGGTACAGAAGCATTGTTTAACGAGGCCGACTCAGACTTCTCAGCAAGAAATGCTACAAGTTCAGCAGTATCAGGTGCATCAGCAGCTGTTCAAGCTGGAACTAACCCAGCAGTATTAAACGACGCTTCCCCAGGAACATTCACAACAGGTTCTGGTATGACAACAGCATACACAGAAGCTTTAGGTGATGCCTCTGGTAATGCGTTTGCTGAAATGGCATTCTCAATTGAGAAGACAACTGTGACTGCAAAGTCAAGAGCTCTAAAAGCAGAATACACAATGGAATTAGCACAAGACTTAAAAGCTATCCATGGTTTAGATGCAGAAACAGAATTATCAAATATTCTATCTGCTGAAATTCTTGCAGAGATCAACAGAGAAGTTGTAAGAACAATTTACATTAAGGCAAAACAAGGTGCTCAAGTAAATACTACTACTGCTGGTATCTTCGACCTAGATACAGATTCTAACGGTCGTTGGTCAGTAGAGAAGTTCAAAGGCTTAATGTTCCAACTCGAAAGAGATGCGAACGTAATCGCACAAGACACAAGAAGAGGAAAAGGTAATATCGTTATCTGTTCTTCAGATGTTGCTAGTGCATTACAAATGGCTGGAGTACTTGACTACACACCTGCTTTAAACAACAATCTAAACGTTGACGACACAGGCAATACATTTGCTGGTGTATTAAACGGTAGATATAAAGTGTATATTGATCCTTATAGTGCTAACGCTGCTGCTAAGCAATTCTACACTATCGGTTATAAAGGTACTTCACCTTATGATGCTGGTATGTTCTATTGCCCATATGTTCCATTACAAATGGTTCGTGCAGTTGGTGAGAACAGTTTCCAACCTAAGATTGGATTCAAAACACGTTACGGATTAGTAAGAAACCCATTTGCAGAAGCATCCGCTCAAAACAGTGGTGCTGATACAACAGGTGCAGCTAACGCTAACACTTACTACAGAAAAGTACAAGTGACAAACATTATGTAATCACTTGTGAGATTGTTGGTAGTTTACCACAACCACACCAAGAGGGGTCCTTTCGAGGACCCCTTTTTTTTAGCGTATAAATAGTAGTATGACAGAAACAAACTCAGTATTAAGACAACCAACTAGTAGAGAATTAGATTTTGCATCACCTACTCAGTTTAGGTTTACAATACAGAAACTACCAGAAGTTCAGTTTTTTACACAGACAATCAATATACCTGGGGTATCTGTAGATGGTATTATTCAACCTACAGCATTATCTCAAATTTCGCTTGCAGGATCTGATTTGTCATATGAAGATTTGTCAGTATCATTTTTAATCGATGAAGAATACAGAAACTACAGAGAAGTTTTTGATTGGTTAAAAGGTTTATCATTTCCAGAGAATCATACACAGTTTCAAAACTTTTTGGCAGAAGGTTCAGATCGTATGCCAGGATCAGTTAGTCGTGGTATACAAACAGAACCAGGTAAAACAAAACCTGCAACACCTGATGCTGGAATATATTCTGATGCCACATTGACAATATTATCATCGAAGAATAATCCAACATTAGAATTACGTTTTAGAGATGTATATCCTAAGTCATTGGGTAGTGTTTCATTAACAACACAAGACACCGAAGTCGCATATCTAGTAGCAGATGTGACTTTTGGTTATAAGTATTACGAATTTGCTACTATTTAAAACTTGACAAAATAATATTTTTGTGATATAATATAGTATGGATTTAGAAAAACTACAAGAAGAAGCCACCAAAGATTTAAGAATAGACGATACCGAACTCGATATGGAATCGATTCGTACACCTATCATTCATAACAAATATCTTAAATATCTTTCTAAATTTTCACTACTTCTAAAGAGAGCGGAAGATGATTATGATGTTCTTGCAAAAGACAAATGGGAATACTATACAGGTAAAGCAGACGAATCTGTGTATAGAGAAAAACCATTTGATATTAAAGTCTTAAGGCAAGATGTCGACAAGTATATTAAATCAGATAGTGAGTTAATTAAACTATCACAAAAAATAATGTATTTGAGAACAGTCATAAATTATATTGAAGGTATTATACGAAATATAAACAATAGAACATTTAATATAAAGAACGCAATCGAATGGAAGAAATTCACTCAAGGATCAATATAAAATGGAACCAATAGTGGATAAAAATTTTCTAACACAAGAACAAAAAAATTTTATTAATGATAATATATTATCTACATATTTTCCATATTATTTAAATTCATCTTCTGTGTCTGGTGATAACAATAAATTCGCATCTCATATTATACTTAGAAGACCTGAAGATCGTAAAGATGGTGAAACGTTTGCTTCAGACTATTGGGAACCAGTCGTAGATATTTTTAAAACTTTTATCAATAAACATAATATAGATTGTAAAGAAATGTTAAGATGTTCTGTGAATCTTACTTTTAAAACAAATAGTGTCACATCTCCTATTCATAGAGACCACGAATATGATCATAAAAATTTATTAGTTTATATAACTGATTGTGTTGATAAAGATGCAAAAACAGTTTTATTAGATGATAATGAAGAAAAAATAACGCATGAATCTATACCCGAAAAGTATAAAGGTTTATGTTTTGATGGTGTGCCTCATTATCATTACTATCCAAAAAAAGATATAAGAGTAGTTTTAGTCTATACTTTCAGATAATGATTTCAATTGAAAAGATTGATGAAGTTTATATCAAAGTAAGATGTGAGCCTCATATAGCTGCAGAACTATCAGAGTTTTTTACTTTTGAAGTACCAGGTGCAAAGTTTTCACCAGCATTTCGTAATCGTGTATGGGACGGCAAGAT